TCACCAGCTATTACACCCTGTCCTCCCCATAAAACTTCCCAACCTTCCTGTCCAGCAGCAGTCTGTGAGATAGAAGCAACTTCAGTTACAAGATCCTGTGGAACTTTGAAAAGAAACTTAGCAGCATTTTTCCGAAGTGATGTAACTTTTGGTGCTTTTTTAAGATCTTTACCCCATTTCTTTTCTATGACACCCAAGTTTCTATCTACGTCAAATATCACAAGACCATCTGACTTTTGACCTGTGAATACACCAATCGCTTTAAACTTATCTGGTTCACGCTCAATCATCAGAGCAGAATCATTTACTGTAAGTTCTTCTTTCCACGCTCTACCAAAGGGAACTTTTCCATCAGAATATCTATCTGGACTCGATTCGTTTCTTTTTGGTAGTAATACACCCTCGGCATATATCGGACAAGTCAACCATGTCAATGGAATTTCGGGGATGAAATTTATGTTACTCATGTGTTACAATACCTACTGTAGACTATATGTTGAAACCCTGAAGGAACTCCACCCTTTAGGGTTTTCTTATTATATATCATTGACAATGATTTGTCTATGTACTACAATAGTAATGCAACTCAGGCTTTTATAGCCAACACGCATTATGCCTTTCATTTCAACCGTTGCTAGAGAAGATGCAGCATCTTCAAGTAGCACAAAAGACGATTATTTAAATCCACCAAATGTTAAAAGTGGACAAAAAGTTCGTTTTAAATTGTTAGCTGAAGAGCCTTTCATGTTCTATGAACTATGGGGTAACGAAGTTAACAACCCAGAAAGACGTAAGCCATTTCGTTTTGCTGAAGATCCTACCGCAGAGGATATTACAGAAAAACTTGGTGATGACTACGTTAGATCACTTTCCAGAGATGGCAAGATGAACGAGCCTTGCAAGATAGCTCACGCAGTTCCCATATACAACTATGACCTGGAACGTGTACAGGTATTTTCTTGGACTCAAAAAACAATCACTCAGCAATTTGACGTAATCAGTCAACTAGATGATTATGAAGATATGACTGAATGTGATTTTTACTTGTCTCGTACAGGTGAAGGTACAGATACAAAGTACACTGTACAAGCTGCCCCATTGAAAAAAGCTATGGCTAAAGCTGTAGATGAAGCATGGGAAGCAGAGAAAGAGTTCGATCTCGAAAGACTTCTTAAAGGTGGTAATCCCTTTAAAGAAGAAGAATAATCCCCATTCATACGGGAGTCTCTATTGACTCCCTTTTATTTTGCTGTATATTAATTATGGGAACGTGTATTTATTATCCATTCATGGGAACGCTAGACAAACAAAATGCCCTAGCATCACTCAGAACATGGAATCTCATTCAAGACAATAGTGGACCGTACAGAGTCTACCGTGACGAAAAGAACAATATATATCACTCAGTAACACATATCCTAAAAGAAACCGCACCCCAACATACAAAAGATGCCCTTGAAAACTGGCTTAAAAGGTCCGATTCTATTGTGGAGCGTGACATTGCTTGCGAAAGAGGTAAGCTCGCACACAGCCATGCAGAATTTATTCTCAAACTTGCAGCAAAATTTGCAAGGCAAAACTCGAACAAAAGAGGTTTATGGAGGACTGGATCGGATGGACTGGAACGCTGTCCGAAAAAAGTCACTCAATGGGGTCTACAAAAAGCAGTTGAATCCGCACCGCGTGTTAGCTGGAGTGCGTCAGGCTACGCCAGAGGTTTACGATCATTCATACTGGATCGTGTAACGGCCATTCATGCAGTTGAGTTCTCCGTGTACAAACCAGGATACGGATTTGCTGGCACAGCAGATGCCCTATTAGATATTGATGGAGATGGGCCATTCATAGTGGACTGGAAAACTGCCAAAGAAGTACGATCTGACGATATGATCGAACAATTCTGCCATCAACTTGGAGCGTATAGTTTAGGTCTACAGCATCTCACGGGCATCAAACCAAAATACGGTGCAGTTGTGGTAGCTCGCAGAAGTGGAAAACCTCAAATAAAAATCCTCAACAACTTGGAGTTGCGAGGATCAGAAAGTATATTTTTAGATAGAGTGGATCGTTACCACAAAAACCTTAAGGAGTTAGTGGTAGTCTAATATTCTCATAAATACGTTTTCTTGATGTTCAGTTAACTCAAAGTCCATATCCCTTAAAATGTCATAAAGTTTTATCATGTCATAGGATTGATCTTCTGTTAAACTAATTGTTTTCATTGGATCGCCTTTAATCATTTTGCAATTCCTCCATCATTTTATCGACAGCTTCGGCACATTCTCCGCACCTCCACCCCTCTACATCATCAGAATAAACTGAATATCTGTTAACAAATCTACCCGAACCAAAATGGCAGGGTAGACCACAGTCAACACAAATCTGGGAATCAAATAAATTCTTCATCATTCTCCATAGGAAAAAATTTATCATCAGGATCGGGGTAAACCCCACAATCCTGTAGATATTGGATCGCATCATCTTCACGCTGGCTGTCCAGTGCGGATTGATGGTTGTGTAAAAAGGAGTCCATTAATCCTCCTCCTCGAAAATATCTATAACCAAACAAGTTTGACTATTTTCTATTTTTGTACATAACCAATTAATTGCTTTATGGTTATTTGTTTTCCAGTTACCATCATTATCTTTAAATAAATGAATTTGATCTTCTGGAATATCTATTGGGTCGATAGATAGTTCGTATCTGTTTTTCATTGTTTTTTAAACCTCACAAGTAGTTTTGAGTATGTTTCGATAGTGCTGCAATACTCTTTAATCTTCCCATCAATAAGAAAGTCATTCGCACTGTCTAGTACGTTTGCGAGTATTTCATCTTTACTATCCTTAAGTCGTTTATCTGGATCGGGTTTTGAAGTCTCCCACTTATAGAGATTCCATTGATCCTTATAGTATCTGTACGCAGTAGCTATTGGAATACCATGATCCTCCGTAAGAATTTCAACTATATCTTTTCGAGATAGTTTATCTTTTGGATCGGTTTTCTTTTCATTTTCTACTAACGTAGTCATGATAAACTCTTCAGCACTTTCCTTATCCATTCAATAACCTCCTTTTATGTTCTCTAGCTTCGCTAAGAGAATCGTGAAATTCGATTACTTCATATAGGACACTATCAAAGTTATAGTCGTCCCAGTACTCCTTCCATATTTCGTACAAGCTGGTACGATACCTATTTTCAGGGTGCTTCATATTCCACTTGAGTAGAATATAGTAAGGTTTAATCTTCATAGTCCTCCTTCTTTGGGTACTCTCCGTTCTGTATCCAGTAAGCTAATGAAGCAATTTCTTTTGAAATCATGTTTGCGTCATAAAATTGAAAAGGCTCCCATAAATTTTCTTCGAGTTGTTCATCTTTATACTCTTCCCACTCTTCATCAGTGAGTTCTCCTTCTGGATCGGAGTCTAAAAACCATTCATTAGATAAATGGTCAGTTAAATAAAAACCTGATGCCCATTGAAAACAAGCATCTTCAAAAGATAATTTTGATTTTTTAGTTTCTTCAGTCATTGTTAAAATTAGCGTATTTAATAAAAGTGGATTCAAACGCGTTATACAGTATCGTTTGATTATCTGGATCGGCTTGTAAATAGCAAAAAGCGAGGGAAGCTATAAAGCTACCCCCGAATCTATTCATGTTGTCCAGTGCGGTATTTATTTGATATTTGTCCATTACCAACTGGATTGATAATAAAAATCATCAAAAGGAATATCCTTAGTCAATGTTGGGAACTTTTCATTAAATTCCTCAGTGGACATTGTGCCGTGATGGGTTTTTAAATTAAGGCATCTACACTTGTGAGCGTTTTCGGCTGCTGTCTGGTACGTTATGATTTTGTCGATTTGTTCCTTAGTATTTTTTAAATCCTCGAAGTAATACTCATCATATTCCTGAGAACCAAAAAAGAAACCTTCAGTAGTGGGAAGTAACTCACTAGCTGCTGCGGTTGAGACTAAAGCTGGTTCGATAGTTTTACTAAGAAGTTTTAGTTGATCTAAACTGACAGAGTACTCCGCACAGTTATCCTTACCACCCTGTACGTTTTCGACAAACCACTGGTGGATTTGATTTGATTTTCTCCAGTACATTAGAGGGAATTGCACCGTATAGCATGACCAAGATGTGTCGTAATCTATTGGAGCGTTCTCCATGCCATGATTATTGAGTAAACTTGTAAACTCAAAAGTTTTTTCAAAAGGAGGTTTATATTGTCCTTGAGGATAAATCCCGAAAGTTTTAGTACCTCGGAAGTACATATCTAAGCCCATAATTAATTGTGGATTAGTGAACAATTCTATTATAGTATTATTCTAGTATTTTGTAAATATTCTCAAAAATAAATTATCACTGATAATTCTGAGAATTTTGAAAATCGCCTTTCATACTAGCTGCTACGCTTGACTTCAAAAAACCTAAAAAAAGCCTTTCATAAGCTACTTTTTTCCTGACTTGAGAAAAAATTTTCTTGACGAAACTCACTGGTATAGCAGGGATTTTTTTAGGCGCAGTGGATTATATGAAAAAATTTTTCCCAGAAAATTTTGAGAAAAAAGTTTTCCACAGGACAGTACGCAAAATGTCACGCACTATATACTATGAGTAAAAATACCTATAAAAAAATATTTTCTTAAATATAGATTTGATAACTTTATTGTCAACTACTAGCTAAAAAAATTTTATTAGATTAATATATTAAAGATACTATTTATATAGTATTTTTCAAATTCACCCAAAATTTTTAAAATGGAAAATTTTCAAAACGACTTTTTAAACCAATTAGAAAACAGTTTTAAAAACTCAACTAGCCAATTTTCACAACAAAATAATCAATTAGTTGCGGAAAATTTAGGTTATCAAAATTCATCGAATGAAACTATTTATAAAGGTTCAAGTTTTATAGATGATGTTTTTAAAGAAGATTTAGACGGAATTTTTAAAAAACATAATCTAGATTTTGAAGCAATTAAAACCCCTCTATTCTATAAAACTACATCAGGAGAATTAAAAGAGGTTACTGACCATCAAGCAATTATTAATAACAAAAATAATAATCTTTTAAATATTCCTAAGTTGCAATACACAACACTTCAATTAAGCACTATAAAAAATCTTATTCAATCAATAAGAGAATATACAACAATTGAAAGTATAATGAATATTGACGATAAAAGATTTGTATTTAATTTAGCTATTGATAATCAAATACAAGATGTTCAAAAAGATGATCCGCATAAATTAAGACTTGTAATAGTATCAAGTCATGATAGTTCTGTTTCTTGTCACATATCATTTATACATTTTAGAATGTTTTGTTTTAATCAAATGAATAAATTAAAACAATCTAATCCTTTAGTGTTTAAGCATACACGCTCTATTAATGATAATGTTTCTAGACTTGGTTCTATTATTGACTGGAATAAGGGACAATTTACAAAGTCAATCGAAGAATATAAGTATATGGTACGCAAAGAAGTAAAAGAAGAACAAGTTAAACAAGTGTTAGAAAATTTATTTTATGATAAATGGAAAAATAAAAAAGTCTGTATTGATAGAACTTTAAAAACTCAAAGAGATAAAACATATCTTGATTTAGTTGAGGTTAAGCAGATAAAAGAGAATTTAGAAAAAGAATTTAGTCTAAATGGTAGAACTGCTTACAGTTTACATAATGGAATTAATTACTATTATTCTCATCAAATGGGAGCTAGTAATATAAAAGACGAAAGCGAAAAGGCAAGAATAAGAATGGAACAGAATTATTATGGAAGATCAGCGCAAATAATAGATAAATCTAAAGAATTATGTTTAGCTTTATAAATACCTAAGCTAACAACTAATAAAACTAGCTCAGGAACTAAAAATCCTGAGCTTTTTTAATGCAAATTCAAAAAATTTTCTTAAGTTAAGTCCAATATGAAACAAGTGAAAAATGAATGATTTTAAATTTTTAATGACTATTACTACATTACTACAATAAAAATTATAGGATTATTAACTTTAGACTTGAGAACCATTGCAAATACTAGGTTTTTTATAGTCAATTCTTACTAATCTCATAAAAAAATTTAGTGTTTTATTGCTTATATTGTATTAGACAACAAGAAAATAAATGTTAAAATAGAGTAGGCAACACGCCTATTTTTAAACACCCAAATTAAAAAGGAGTAAAACCAGTGACCACAACAACAAAACCAAATCAAACAAATCTTCCCGAAGAAAATTTTGGAAAAGTTTTAATTTCTAGTTCATTAACTTTTTATATGGATAGAAACCCCGCAATAGTTTCAGAGGTTTTTGATTATCTGGAGCAGCATTTCTTCAAAGGAATTTTTAATGGAGGTCGAGACAATCAACAATTATGCAAACAAGCTATTGATGCAGAAAACGGAGGAATTTTGTATGGCTGGTACACACTAAGCACGGGCAGAAAAATTATGATTAAGTGTGTAGGTTATGGATTAAAAGAAAATCAAATGGATTTAGAACAATTTACGAAAGCAGATTATAACAACACTATGATCATGTTTCCAAGTGACGATTAACAAAAACTACATCAGGAATTAAATCCAATGAAAACACCCGAACAAAAATTCAAATCTAAAATAAATAAAATTATTATTAGATTAACTAATCAAGGCAACCACACAGCCGCGAGCCAACTTTATCAAACCTATTTTCTTTATAAAAAATCATTATGACCAAACGAACCAAAAAACAAATTAAAGAAGATGCAAAAGCAATGAAGGAATTAAATGAGTGGTCACGCAAAGTTTTCGGCTACACAAAAAACGGCTGGCTTTATGTTGATAATAAACCAGTTTCTTATATAGGAAAAGAAGATGAAGACGAATTTTAAAAACTGTTTTTATTCTCTTACGTCATACCCACTCTGTAACACCCAAACCACTATGAAACGAAACCGCCCCAGAGCCAAAGCGATAACGATTAATTTAAATAAACAGTTTTTCGCTATGGTGTTTTTCGTAATTACTTTTATTGGTGCGAGCTACTACGCACCCGAACATCTACCGCAGCAGCCACCGACCCAAATTAAAAATTAATCGGAGGAGCTGCAGCAGCCACCACGCCCGCAAAATTACGCGGGCTTTTTTTATTGCTACCACGCACACAAGCCACCGCACACACAAGACACCGCACGCAGCAGACGGGGCACAGTTGCAAAAAAATTTTTTTATTTTTTACTTACCACGGAACTTACTGATAAATCAGCAAATAATACTAACTTTTCTTCCCTTCTACACTTATAGATAATGTTGGAGTGTTTAAGTTGATTGTCTCTTCACTCTCCCCAAGAACCTTGCCTAATGAATCCAATATCTGAGCAGCAGTTTGAAGCTGACCTCTTCTCATTGCCTTGTTGAAAAGTCTCATCCTCATCCCCTGGAGTCGTGAAATCATTTTTTCTCTATCTTTTTCCCAATCCTCATCGTTCCATTCTTTTACTTGTCTCCAATCTCTCCACGCTGTTTCGATCCCAATGTTTTCCTTTTTTGCGTGATCGTGAACTAATTGTCTAGTTGTTAAGCCCTCAAGCTGACGATTATACAATTTTTGCCTTCTCGCTTCAATAACTACATCTGGATTTCTCTTTCCACAGACTTTACCACCCATAGGTGCATTGGGACTGTCTACATCTGGTCGATAGTATGCTTGAGCCACGGACTAAATAAATACTAATACTTGAATAATAACCCTAAAAACACTGTTTAGTCGACTAAAACACGGAAATTTGTTGATATTTAAGCTATTCTTTACTACATGAGTACAAAAACAGCCGAAAATCTCTCACTTAGATGGGCACAGGGGGAGGTGTTCAACGCAAAAAACCGATTTAGAGTCCTCGTGGCTGGCAGAAGATTCGGAAAATCTTATTTATCCTGTATCGAATTACTAAAAGCAGCAATAGACCGCCCTGGCGAAACCTACTTCTACTGTGCCCCAACATATCGCATGGCAAAAGACATAGCCTGGAAAGAAATAAAGAAACTAATCCCACGAGAATGGATTCAATCCAAAAACGAAACAGATCTCAAAATAGAACTAATCAATGGATCGCTAATCGAACTCAAGGGCACAGAAAACGCAACAACCCTGCGTGGCCGAAGCCTAGCTGGAGTAGTACTTGACGAAGCAGCTTTCATGGATTCTGATGTCTGGTTCCAAGTTATTAGACCAGCCCTCGCAGACAAACAAGGTTGGGCACTTTTCATATCTACACCAGACGGCACAGCATCTTGGTTCTACGATTTATGGTGTTACGTTCCAGAAGATGATACAGGTGATTGGAAACGCTGGAGCTTCACAACAATAGACGGGGGTAATGTTCCAGAAGAAGAAGTCGAAGCAGCAAAGGCCCAACTAGATAGCAGAACATTTAAGCAGGAATTTGAGGCAAGTTTCGAGAATCTCACTGGTCTCGTTGCAGTCTCCTTTTCAGATTCCAACATTTCTACCGAAGCGGAGGACATATCCATCGCCCCACTTTTATTAGGGGTCGATTTTAACGTAGATCCACTTTGCGGTATATGTGCAGTTCGCTATCGAGACATACTTTACGTCTTTGACGAGATAATTTTGACGGGTGGTGCAACAACCTGGGATTTTGCTGAAGAAGTTACAAATCGTTACGGAGTAGAAAGACGCATCATTGCTTGCCCTGACCCAACAGGTGCAGCCCGAAAAACATCAGGAGTAGGTTCAACGGACCACACTATTCTGCGTAGAAGCGGATTTACTGTGTCATCTCCCAGATCTCCCTGGAAAGTTCGTGACAAAGTAACCGCAATCAATACTGCACTATATGACGCAATGGGAGAACGCAGAACTTTGATTCACCCACGCTGCAAAGAGCTTATAAAATCTCTCAGAACTCTTACTTACGCTCCAAACACAGGTATGCCAAACAAAAACCTTGGAGTTGACCACGCATTTGACGCTTTTGGCTATCTTTGTCTCCAACAATTCAACCTTGCCAAACCAGAGACATTAGGCCAAACTTCGTTTAGAATATACTAAGAACTACCTAATTCTTACTATGTACCATTCCACTACTAAGAAAAAGAAGAAGAAAAAGAAGGGAGGTAAAAAGCGTGGCGAATGTTCCTGTAAATAAAGCGTTATACTCTAGGGTAAAAGCAGAAGCAAAGCGTAAATTCAAAGTTTACCCTTCTGCTTACGCTAACGCATGGCTTGTACGAGAGTACAAAAAGCGTGGTGGCACTTATCGCACCGAGGCAAAGAAACGTGGCAAGAAGTAGTGGCGGTCTAACCCGTTGGTTTAAAGAAAAATGGGTAGATGTCAAAACTGGCAAACCTTGTGGCCGATCAAAGGGCGAAAAAAGAGGCTATCCAGCTTGCCGACCCAGTAAACGTGTCTCAAGTAAGACACCTAAGACTGCTGGAGAGATGTCAGCAGCCGAAAAAGCAAGATTTAAGCGTGAAAAGACCAGTAGCAAGAAAATAAATTATCAACATAGACGTAAAAAGAAGAAAAAATGAGTGTAAAATCTCATGTAAAGCGGTAACATAGAGTTATCTAGGAAAAATCATGCCTAAAAAGTCCTATTCTGCAAAACAAAGGAAATTAGCTGCTGTTGCACCTCCTAGAGACAAGATCACTGCTGCTGATCTAAAGAAATTACGCTCCAAGAAGAAGAAAAAGAAGAAATGAAACTAACTACTCGTCAAAAGAACCTACTTGATAAACATTCTGAGCATCATAGTGCCAAGCACATGGAGTTTATGAAAAGACGTATGCGAGCAGGAGACACTTTTACCCAAGCTCATAAAAAGGCACAAGCAAAGGTGGGAAAATGAGAAAAAAGCGTAAACAAGTAAATTTAAGTGTAGGCAGGGGAGAAAAGTCTAAAACAGGTGGACTGACTGCGAAAGGTCGTGCGAAATACAATCGTGCCACAGGAAGTAATTTAAAAGCACCTGTTACAGGAAAAGTAAAACCTGGTAGTAAAGCAGCTAAAAGACGAGCATCTTTCTGTGCAAGAATGTCTGGTATGCCTGGGCCAATGAAGGATAGTAAAGGCAGACCAACAAGAAAAGCGTTAGCTTTAAAGAAATGGAGGTGTCGTTAAATGACATACGCTGTACCTGGCCCAATCAGAACCAATATTATTTCGTCTACTTCTGTAGGTGGGATAGACAGTCCTTTTACTCGCACTAGGGCTGTCCTAGACATGATGAAAGGATGGGAAATAATGAAAGCTGTAACCGAGGGAACAGACTACCTCCGAACAAACAGCGAAACATTTCTACCTCTAGAACCGAGAGAAGATTACGATGCTTACCTAGCTAGAGTAAATCGTGCTGTATTTTCCCCATTCACCCAACGATTAATTAGAGCAGCAACAGGTCTTGTACTAAGAAAACCAATAACACTTACTGGAGATCCTTACTGGACAGAAATGTTCAAGATGGATGTAGATGGCAGAAAGTCAGATTTAGATGAATACGCAAGAAGATTACTAATGTGTTCTCTCACATACGGCCAAAGCCACATTCTCGTAGACTATCCTGCACCATCAGGAGCAGTAAGCCTAGCTGAAGAACGTCAACAGAACCGCAGACCTTATTGGATTGAAGTTGATCCAAACAATCTTTACGGCTGGAGACTAGATAGAGAGTCTAATTATGGAAACTTGATACAGGTGAGAATAGGAGAAAAAGCTGTACTCCCAGACGGGCAGTTCGGGGAAAAAGTATTCGACCAAGTGAGAGTGATCGAACCAGGAAGTTATAGAGTATTCCGCAAAAAAGAACAGATCGAAGAAATGTATGACGTTGCAGATGGAGATTATGCTGGTAGTTTTGAGGCTGGATCAGCAGATAAAGATTACCAACAGGTTGAATCTGGTAGTTTTTCTCTTGGTGAAATACCTTTAGTAACAATTTATTCTGGAAAAACCGATAATTTAGTTAGCAAACCGCCTTTACAAGATATTGCATACTTAAACCTTGCACATTTTCAAAGACAAGCTGATTTAATTCATAGTTTGCACGTTGCATCACAGCCAATGCTCGTGATGGAGGGTTATGACGATCAAACAAAAGACCTTGCTATCAGCGTTAACTACGCAATGGCTACTCAACCAGGCAACAAAATCTATTATGTAGAGCCAGCTTCCAGTGCTTTTGATGCTCAATCAGCAGAAATAAAAGAGTTACAAATGCAGATGGCTACTCTTGGAATCAGTACATTATCACAACAGAAATTTGTCGCAGAATCAGCAGATGCTCGCAGACTAGATCGTGTAGACACCAACTCCATGCTCGCAATGGTATCCATGGAACTTGAGCAAAAACTACAAAAAGCGTTCAATTTATCAGCCGAGTATGTTGGAATCGAACCACCAGAGGTAAAAATAAGCAGAGACTTCGATATAGAAAGATTAATTGGACAGGATATTACAGCTTTAACATCTCTATTCGATCAACAAGTCATTGATAGAGAGGAATTTAGAGATATTTTAGTTCAAGGTGAAGTATTGCCATCAGCAAATGAGGCCAAATCTGAATAGTCTGATACAATAGTAGATAAGTACATAAAAACTATGGCTGGATCTATAGACTATGTTCTGCAATCTGACGGAACATACAAATGGGAAGTAACAGAGTTAAAACCTAAGACAAGGGAAACTACTGAAGTTACTCCCGAACCAAAGGCAACTAAGAAAAAAGTTACTAAAAAGAAAACTACTAACCCACTATCCGAATAATTAATGGCTATCGAAGAAAAAGTAATTCAGCCTGATTCCGTGACTCCTGCTGAACAGCCCGTGGCTGACACTCCTTCACAACCACAAGCACCTGATCTTAGTTCTGTAAAAGCAGAATACGAAGCAAAACTAGCTGCTGCTCGTAAAGAAGCTGCTGAAGCAGAAGAAAAATTTAAAGGCATCAAGGGAAAACTTGATGAAGTCTATAAGCAAAAAGAGGAAAAACGTACCAAAGACCTAGAAGAACAAGGTCAATGGAAAACCCTTTGGGAAGAAGCTAATAAAACAGCCCAAGAAAAAGATCAACAAATATCTAGCTTGTCTCAACAGCTTGAAGAGATGAAAAATTCTCACGAAGTAGCTTCCACAAAAACAACAGCACTTGCAGCTATAAGTAATCTTGGTGCGATAAATGCAGAACAGACTTTGGCATTGTTACAAGGAAAGTTACAAAAGAACGCTGAAGGTAAAGTAGTTGTTCTCAATGGCGGAGTTGAGCAAGATTTAAACACTTATCTCAGTAGTCTCAAAAACCCTGGTAGTGGTTGGGAGCATCATTTTAAACCAAGTTCAGCAGCAGGAATGGGTGCTAGACCTAGCCCCGTAGCAAATGCTGGTGGTGGACCTGTAAACCCTTGGAAAACGGGCAATCTCACACAACAAATGCTACTATTAGAACAAGATCCGCAGCTTGCAGCAGTGCTCAAGCAAGAGGCTCAAAAATAGTTAGTTTCTGTGAAACTAATCCCCTTGTC